ACTTAAATTAGCCGATAAGGGTACTGAAACATTCGATGGTAAAACTTCAGATACTAAAGAAGACTGGGAGCATTATGCTGCTGAAGAATTTAAAGAATTAACTAAAAACGTCGATCATACTGACCACATATTAGACTGGAATAACAGGGAAATTTCTGCAAGTGATTTTCATTCAATGCAACCGGCCGATCAGCAAGAGTGCTGGATTGAAACGGCCGATGGTGACGTTATCGAGTATTGGAAATACAGCGCCTAGTCTTTACCTCATTAGTCAAACTGATAGGGCCCTTAATTGGGCCTTTTTTAATACTTTGACAAATATGCCTCGATATGGTACACTGACTCATCCCTTGAATATAATAGGGTATAGCAAGTTATCGCTGAGGAGCGTAAACCAAAGCACGGCGGGCTGTAGAGCCGCCAGAGAGTCGAGTAGACGTCCAGTGTATACAAGAGACGTACTAGCTTCCGATCACTAGAAGGAACTAGCAGCAAGGCCTCAGTTAATAACCCTCGGCACACTTCTTGCAAAGGATTTACCTGTCTCATTATGATACGGATATAATAAAAAGCTTGACAGTGAGGAATGATGAGGATATATTGAAGCTGTGGTCGGTTCTCTGCCAGGGTCTGTTGATCCGAATAGCTGATAGGACCACTGGTGTCACATACCTATACCGGCAAGATGTCCCTGGGGATTCTAGATATGACCCGAATACATAGAAGTTGTGAGTTGGCCGCTGGCTGCTTTTTAAAGGAGATGCAATGACTTATATAGAGACTTTACTACTGGCATCAGATTATCACGATAGAGCTAACAGACAACACTCATTGTATCTGCTAGGTATAGGTAAATTAGAATTAGCTTTATATTATGATCTTAAAGCTGTAATCCTCCTAGACACCATAATCCCTTTATACTAAATCCAATACAACAGAACTAGCGGCGGGGCATATAGAAGCCTCTCAGCCGCCCTGTGTGTCCCACAGTGAAGCGTTGATAGCTGACGGTAGAGATTGCTGGTATGTTAGCTTCGTCAGCTTGTGGGAGCCTTATTTTGCCTACAGTGAGATTTAATGTGGCTTATCGCAAATACTGCTAGTTTAATAAGATCGGAGAAGGTATACCGTGAGTATAGATATATGGTATATATTCGAATCCCATACTGAAGCATCGTGGTTGACGACCATACCGGATCATGCCATACTGGATATAACAAGGAGAAGCTATGCTAAGAGTAACTGTAGAATTAGTACCACAGGGAGATGAGGATAGGGCCAATGTTATCGGAGAGATGATTATAGCTAATGATGGAAGCGGGACTTTAGATCGAGGAAATTACAAGGCAGTGATGGCCCCAGATGATTTTATTAATGAAAAGCTTAATCACATGAATATACAGAATTTTGATAGATCTATGGGAGTCTGGGATTTGATATCTATATTGCTTGGTGTCCGACAGGATGGAGAACTGCCGGGAGATTCTCTTTATAAAAGGATGGTTAAACGATTTAAGATGGAGGTATTATGAAGACAATAGCAATAGTGACAATGTACTTATTACTGACAGCCTGTGGGGTAGAATCCACTCACACGGAGATCAGAGATATCTGCAGTGCAGACAGCCCAGCATTGGTGCTGCCTGATGAGATTGTGTGTAACCATGCTCCGAAGAAATATATAGAAGTTATCGGGCATAGGCTTAGGTATCTTTGCATCCGACAGGAGGGATTATGATATTAACAGGATTAAGGACTATACTAGAGTTGCTAAAACATCTCAATGAAGAATGGACGGAGGAACTCCAGGCCGGAGCAACCTCTTATGAGCCGATTGTAAAAGAAATTAAGAAGGAATTTGCTGTACTGGAAAAGACTATAAAGGAGGTAATGTGAGAGGATCAGAGGTTTTCTGGGAAGCTGCCCTAGATATATTTGAAATGGAGCAAACATGGTGCTGCCATGCTATCGCGGAGATCGCGGGGTTCGGTAAATATGATTTTCACAATATAAAAGAAAGTAAGGAGTTTACTAAAATATTTAAACCAATTAACCCATTTTTTGAAGCAGCCTGGATGAACTCAGGTTACAACCCGTACCAGCAGTCTATTGACCGAGAACGTAGAGTCTGGGCCATGCTGCTTATGGAGCAAATCTGGAAGGATGAAAAATGACGCAATATACAGAGCTACTAAAAGCTGCCGTAATTAGAGCTTCCGAGGAGATGATGCAAACTTCAGATCCCGTACAGAAGGAAGAATGGGCGATGCTTTATTTAAGCTGTAGAATGGAGTTATGGAAAGTAAATAAGAAAATAGAGCCACTCAGTAAGAAAAGACTTGACAAGGATTCATGAAGTGTGTATACTCGAGTCATGGGGCCCTCTAATCGGATGAAAAGCTCTAATGAATCAAGCGCTTTAAAGCGCGTTTACTTGACAATGACGATATTTAAGGACAGGTCTAACAACCGGAGGTAACTGTGAAACTTATAGGTATATGGCTGGTATGCAACCTGACTTTGTGGTTGTATGTACCGCAGTTGGATATGCATTTACCCCATAGTGGAGACTTTAAATGTCTTGTGCTTAAGGAGAATATAACACAGGTAGATACCGGAGCGCCACCTGAGATCTATGTAGATTGTACGACCAGTATTGGATGGCTAAAAACTAGTCACCCGAAGAAATTTTGGACAAGGTATAGCGAGGATAGATGTTATGAGTAAATTTAAAGTAGGGGATAAGGTAAGGATAATAGGAAATGCTGGTCCGCCGGAATATCATTTAAAGATTGGATCCATAGGGGAGGTATTAGAGGTGTGTGGGACCCTTTGTAACGTTAGAGGAATCGGCCTAGAAGACAATGTTGCAATCTGGTATATGGGCTTTGAGAATTTAGAATTAATGCCTATGACTACATTAGTAACAATACAGGCTGAGCAACCGTGGAATCCGCGCAGCGAAGATCCGCCACCAGAAGCCCCCAAGGAGAAATGTTATCACCTATGGCAAGATGTAACACTGTTGGTATCAACGGTGACTGAATGTTCAAAGTGCGGCATTCTGAAGGATCAACAGTGACGGCCTACATGATGTCAGCATTCCTCGCAGTCGGTACCCCTCAAGGTATGATCCTTCCGGACACTGAAGCTCCTAGGTACGCAGCTAAGGCCTTGTATAAGGAACTGGGGTTAGACAGGTCGGTATCTCACTTTGAGAAGAAATACATAAAGCTTGACAAAAGACCTGCGTTAGCTTATATTGGAGTGGTGGCTCGCGTAATGAGTGAGAAGAAAATAACTTATACCTGGAGATTTTAATGAAGCCTGGCGGATCTATAACACTAAAACAGGCGATAATGTTTGTAGCATTATCTGCGGTACCATTGATGGTGACTATATTTATTTTGATATTGGAGAAAATATGATTAATGAAGACAGATGTGAAACAGACGACAGCGAATATAGTAAGGATATAGTCGATGTAGAGATTACCTTTGGTACTAGCGTCCTCTATGACTGCAGAGTGGAAGTTGAGACCTTTAGGAATGTACCATGTAATACTGAAGTTGTCCAGATGGAAAGAGTCATGTTAGATTCTGATGGCGACGGTAAAGAGATGGATCGTATGAGATTGGCTTTAGAGGACTACCCGCATTACATTAAGTTGGCTGCAGAGAAAAAAGCATTGGAGATGTCATGAGTGACAAGGTTCACGGCACCATTAACAAATGGGCATATCAAAATTGCGTTACCAAACTAAAGAAAGCTAATGAAAGAATAGTTGAATTTGATGATATTAAAAAAGCTCACTTGGAATACGTTGAAAATCTTAAATCCGCCCACGCCGAGTTATTAAAGCAGGCTAAGGAACTAAGAGAAGGCATTGCCGAGGTGATTAGAAACAGTCATGATATTTTAGCCAAAAAAAGCTGTTCTAGGGTCTTAGCAGAATTCGACAAGTATCTTAAGGAGCAAAAATGACAATTGATTTATGGTGGGTTCTATACTCGGCATCCTGTTTTTTCTTCTATGCGATAGGCAGACAGTCTGGTATTAGATACGGATTCAAGATAGGTCAACACAGTAAAGATAAGGAAGATAAATGAATCTATCGGGTAAACTTAGAGATACCTCGATAACGGTGATCCAGTTACGTCGGCTGTTAAAGTCTGCGATGGAGTTTAAGAATCACGATAAGATTAAACTATTTCATTATCAGCTAACGATAGCCAACGCACAGATGTCGACCCTGGTTATTGAACTACTAAAACAACAAAGTAACGCCAACGCCGATAATCCCATCGGTTCTGCCGTATGCTCCTGCATAGACATTCCCGATAATCCTACGCTGGACTTCAAGCGACCAGACAGGGGTCGACGTAAATAGATCATACTTACCTCCGACAGCCCAGTCCTTCTTTGACGGGATAACTTCTTTTTTTGTAGATATTATATCAGTTTGTTCATCCTTATGGATTACCCGTTCGATAGTTCTGGTACCATCCGGCCTCTCTGTGATGATTTCAACGATCTGTGTCTTGGTGCGATCTTTGTATACGATCTTCTCTTCGATGATATGCTCTTTAGGTAAGAAATACCAAGAGGCTGCGACTCCGACGCCAACTGCTAAAATGTAACTAAGAATCTTTTTCTGCATTTTCCGTCTCCTCATATCTCCGATGAAATTCTAAAGCCCTAAGATAAACTTTATATATCTCTAAGAATCTGTCAAATGGCAAAGCCACTTGTGGCACTTCATGATTGCGGGTAAAAACAACAGCCGGAGTATAATTCGGATCACAATTAGAGCGAGCCTGATCGATAGCAGCCCATACAGATAACTTCTCAACATTTTTACATTCAATGCTGAAGGGGAATTGTCTTCTAGCCGCTGGACTAAAGAGTATATCTTCTCCGTATGCTCCCATAGATGCCGATCTAATATCATCGGGTTCAAGCCCATTACCGACCTCCAGTAATTTTTTACAAACATCTTGCTGATGCCGTCTACCTTTAGACTTTGCAGATGACACTCGCATTAGTTAGCCAACGGACAGGCAGACATTATTATCGTATATGATCCAAAAAAGGATCTAACCTTAACTCTTCTTTTATCTTTAATAAGCCCCTTCGAGCATTTTATTACAGCAATTTCATCTAAGGTATTTTCTTCGATATTGTCCTCGGCATATATATACCACTCATTAGCAACTCGACGTTTGTAATCCTTTAAGGTTATGCCGACACGGTGAGCATTAACAACTTCCATCTTTCGAACAATCTTTTTCCATAAAGCTAACCGCGTTTCAACTTCGCCATCTTCATACTGGCCCTTAAAGATTCCTCGCGCCCGATGAAACATAACGAGGGCATTCTCTGTCCCATATCTCTTGCCCGGGATTGCCTGCACGATAGCAGATGCCATACTGGCCGCGTATATAGAAATAGTTTCAATGTTTTTGATAGTTTTAGCGAACTCTATAAATCGAAGTCCAGAATAGATCTCGCCCCCACCAGAATTTACAACAAGGTAGATAGGATAATCTCTGCCGCGTCGTATGATAGCTTTATCGGCCAGACAGAATTTTAATTTCTGCGTTGATTTGAAATTTACAATACTCTCTAATGAACAATGATTCTTTGATGTCAATAATATTTCTTTAGCGTTTGCAACTTGTATGCCACAAAGCATAATAACTGCGATAATAAACCCTTTCATCGTACCTCCGGTTTTTCTGATACAAAGATAAGCTCTGCACGAAATCTATTCATGTTTATATTAGGACAGGTCTTCTTAGTTTTAACGGCCTCTTTATGACCTTTTACATTTTCAATAGTAACATTATATTTACCACGGAGCCAATTTACAAGACCTATCATGCTTTTTTCTTGTTCTGGGCTGATATTATTAATGCCGACCCAGCAGATACCGATACTTCGAGAATTAACTCCATATGCGTGGGCCCCGGTAGTTTCATCCGGTCTACCTTTTTCGATTTCTCCATTACGTCTTACAACATAATGATACCCGATGTCGCTCCAGCCATTGTCGTCGACATGCCAACTCTTTATTTCTTTTGCCCCAATATCCATATAATCTGGCGATGCCGAACAGTGTATTACGATTAGATCTACGTGTCGATCCATAATTCCTCCAAATATACAATATAATATTCCAGCGTAAGCTCTCGGAATATGATAGTAGTGAACAAGGTGGTACCGATGTCGACAAGAAATAGAGCTAGTAGGGCTCAACTAATTGCAAGAAGAGAACAAATTCAAAGACTTATCTTACAAGGTCATACTTATAATCAAATAGTCGAAATAGCCGAAAAAGAATTTAAAACATCTAAAAGGGCGATTCAAGAAGATTTAACGTTAATCGGCAAGGAATGGGCCGCAAGAGCCCCAGAAAAGATGCTAACTATGCGGAATAAATACGCAGATAGGTTAGAATTACTTTTCTATGAGGCTATTGGCAAGGGACAAGTTAAAGCAGCATTGGCCGTACAACAAGAAATCCACAAACTCAATGGGATATATTCAGTTGCTGATGAGAAAAAGAGCGAACTACCTACAATAATTAATGTGGGAGTAAAATCTAAATTAAAGATAGTCAACGATGACAATTAATGTAGACTTATCTCCTAGTCAGCACGAATTTGTTTATTCAGAGACTCAGCACGTTTTGTTTTGTGGGGGAGTCGGTTCGGGGAAAACTTTCGGCGGAGCTTTGTGGGTAATAATGATGGCCCAACAATATCCTGAGTGTCGGGGCCTTATAACAGCAAATACTCACTCGCAACTACAAAAGGCAACCTTAGCTGAATTATTTAGCCTGTGCAACAAACTAGGTATAAAATATAGATATCTTCTAAATCAAAATCGACTCTTTATAGGTAAAGCAGAAATTCTGTGTTACTCGATGGAGAAGCCCGAAAACCTTGCAGGACCTACGGTAGGTTACTGGTGGGCCGATGAATCTAGCTTTTATAAAAGATTGGCTTTTGAAAAAGGGGCGGCCCGGGTCAGGGATAAACGTGGTCCCTGTAATATCAAAATGACGACAACTCCTAACGGCTTTAACTGGCTGTATGAATACTTTGTAGAGAATCCCGCAGACTATAAACAAGTCATACATTCTAAAACCATAGATAATGCAGATAATCTCCCAGATACCTACGTCGATCAACTTCGCGATACCTACGACAAAAAAATGTCAGCACAGGAACTCGACGGACAGTTCGTTAACCTCAACTCCGGCCAGGTATACTACGGTTTTGACAGAAACAAGCATGTAAAGCAAATAGATCTAAGGCCCCGAGATCTTCTAATGGTAGGACTCGACTTTAACGTACATCCGCTATGTGGAGTATTTATAGCAAAAAGAGGAGAAATGATATATGTGGTTGATGAACTCTACCTCGAAGACAGTAATACCTTTAAGGCTTGCAAGGAGATTATTTCCAGATATCCGGCCCGTTATATGCAGGTCGTGGCCGATGAGACGGGAAACCGTCGTAGAACTTCGGCTAATCAAACCGACCACGAAATCATCAGAAGAACCCAACTCGATCTCCTAAAGTTCAAGAATCCCTTCGTAAAAGACAGGCAAAATAATATAAACAGGCTTCTAGAAAAAAATTATATTAAAATCCACCCTAGATGTAAGAACCTAATTAAAGATCTAGAACAGCTAACCCATGATAATGACGACGATATGCTCAGTCACATGACCGATGCTCTGGGATATGTTACCTGGAAGATCAATCCGTTAGAAAAGCCGCGACGCAAGGCTCGAATATCATATAGTTAAGGATATCCATATATGCATACACAAAAGCCATTAAAACAACTAATCCCCGACATATTGCTACACTACCAGCAATTTTGGACGCAAATGCAGTTCGAACTAGAACTTTATACAATGCATGAGGGACAAATTAGGGAAAAGGTCATAGAGTCTCTGACTAGGGAGATGTTATCAAAATCAGCCTTAACTCGGGCGATCCAACGAATCCCCAGTATAAATATCCCCAGAAAAGTATCAGATAAGCTATCTAAAGTATATTCAAAGCCCCCGACTAGATTTTCTAAAGTAGATTTAGACTTAATCGAAGATTTTTCCAGAATGCTACATCTCAATGCGGAAATGAGCCAATCTAACAAAATGTCTAATTTAAATCACAGATCGGCTTTAGAGATATACATGGAAGATGGCATCCAACGAGTCAGAGTTTTAAATGCTCACCAATTTTTACCTTTCTCTGATAATCCTAAAAGTCCTAATGAAATGACCGTATTCATAAAGCTGCTGGGTCAAGAAATAAAAACTAGAGAAGTTGTAACAGATCGCGAGGGCAACAGAGATGCCAACGAAGAGGAGATTACCAGAGTTAATATCTTTGCTTTATATAGCGATACAGAATTCCTTATCATAGATTCTGACGGCATAGTTCGGGAAGATAAAATGAGAGCGATGGGGGCAACCTCATCTATAAATCCATTCGGCGTTATTCCCTTTGTATACATCAATACATCTCATTCGGAACTCGTACCTTATCCTAATCAAACAGCATTCGACATGGGAATATTGATACCTAAGTTACTCACAGATCTAAACTACAGCGCACAATTCTTAAGTCACTCCGTTATCTGGACAAAGAACACAGATCTAGAAGGATCTGAAATAAACCCGGACGCTATTGTTAATCTGGGGGAAACTGACGCCCAAGGTAATGAGCCAGAGATAGGCACTATAGATCCCACAACAGATATCGAGGGTGTATTAAAATTAATAGGATTTCAGTTGTCTTCTTATCTTGCAACCATTGGAATAAAAGCGGGATCGGTCGGACAAGTGGAGGCTTCGAGTGCGTCAAGCGGAATAGCTAAAATTATAGATGAAAGTGATACAACAGAAGCCCGACAGGCTCAAACAGAATTATATCGTATGGTAGAGCCAGACTTTTGGAATAAATTTGCTAAAATGCAAAGCGTATGGTCTAATGCTGGCCTTGTAGATAAAAAAGAAACCTTCAGTCCAAACTTTTTAGATTCATTCGCTATTAAATTTGCCGAGATTAAGCCGCTCGAGTCAGAAAAAGACAAGGTTGAAAAGATTAAAGCTCTTAGGGAGATAAAACTCATTACAAAGAAACAAGCACTCAAGGAGATCTTTCCCGATTTACCTGAAGATG